CATTGTTGCAGTATATGTGGTTGTCAAATCAGTAAGTGTTGTTCCTGTCAACGCGTTTCCATTTGCATCTTTCAATACAATTATATTTGTAAAAATACTGTTGATTATATTCATTTCATATTTTGACGAATCAAATATTCTATTTATATTCAAATACGTATTGAAAATGTTGTCTTTTGTATACACATACGTACCCGTTGGATAGGTTGTACCTCCACTATCAAAATTATAAGAAGCATCCGGTGCATTGAAAATATAATGGCCATAGGATGCATTATATGAAACATCTTGAACACGTATTCCATTATTTATTGCTGCCAAATATTCTGTCAATGTATAACCATCACCCGTTGAATTTTCAATATTGAAAGAAATGTCATTTACAGTATTAACAAACTCTGGTACTATACATTTGAATTCTACGTGCGGATTTCCTGCAATCACATATCTATCTGTTTGTGCAATGGGTGACAAATCAGAATATATCAAATCTAACTCATTATAGGAGGTGTCAAAACGAAAGCAAGATGTTGCTCCTATCCAAATATCAGTAGAATCCGGTAATATTACCACTGTTTTACTGTTTATATTTGGATTCATTACTGTTCGAGAAAACTTCAACCGTAATTTTATATAGGAAACTAATGAATCGTATAAATTATTACTACTATCTGTATTTGCTCTTTGTATATAAGAATCGTAAAATTTAGAATTAGAATTTATTTGTGTATTCAAATCATTTATCAATGCACTTCGGCTATATGTCCCAGCTGCTAATGAAAATGTTACTGTTGAACTTGCATCGATTATAGATGTAGAACTATTATACGGAAAAGTTCCATAATATTGATACACTGTAAAAAAATTATTCGTTGAATTGATTGTAAATGTTGCATTACTATCATTAGTAAGACTGGTATTTTCCATTGAATAATATAAAGGTGACATCAATGTGTTTCCGTAATATTTCGTTGTTTCAAATCCAAGATAAGACGGTATGGTATTATTTCTACTAGTATCTGTTTGATATGGGCTTTCCCATGTAGGGAAATTTAAATAATAACTACTTTCATTGTATTGTTTATCAATAACTGCATTGAATGTAGTCAATGAGGTGAATTTATTATAATTTAACAATGTATTTGAAATATTTGCATCTACTGTAGCACTTTTTGTTTGTATAGATGCATTTACGGTGTCTATTAATTCCTGTGGTTTGTAATTACCTGGCTCAATCTCAATTTGAATATTATGAGTTTCCCCAGTAATTCCTGCGGTTCGACCTTTGAAATAAAAAAAATTACTTCCATAACTTTTACCAATTGTATACCAGGTATAAGGTATTTGTATAGAATACAATTTCAGCGATACAACATCTTTTAATGGCTCAGATAAATTAAACGTAAATTCAGTTGACATTGTATTTTTATCTGCACGATATTGACTATCTATACTTATGATACGCTTCGTTGTTTGCTTCAAAATAGGATTTAACGTACCTTTTGCATAATCTAAACTTCTTGTGTATATCACATTATTATCACTTTTTTTACTTTCTTCATCTACTTTCATTATGTCCCCTGTTTTTGTTTTGGTGGTTTGCTTAGTCTTATCAATTTGCGTCACTTTTGTATCCTTATCTTCTTTTGTTTTGTATATTTTTTCAGCATCAGCCATAGTAGTCAACCCTTCTATGTTGTTATCAGTAATATCATCGTCTTCATCATCGTCTTCATCATCGCCAAAAAAATGACTATATATGGCTTCAAAAAAATTAGAAAGTCGTTTCCCTGCTCGATTATTCATTTTTTCATATTTATGTATCATCATCAATATTTTCGCTTCTAACTCTCTATCTGTCGGGTTCACTAAATCTAATATTTCATATAATTCATTATCCGAATAGGAACTTATATCATATATGTCTTCCTTTTTCATTCTACTTATACTAACATCACACAAACATTTATATTTTTATTTATAAAAAATATCTTTAATTTGTCTCTTTTTCGTACTTATCGGATAAACGCGTCTTGAACATTTTACTTATGAAATCAACTAAATCTAACATTCTAGAACAGTTGTACAACATTTCTATCGGAAATGATTTCAAACCCTGCCCTCTTTTCATATGGCGATTGCCTTTGAAACATAATTGGTCAAATACTTTCATTATTGTTTCTTCCTCTGTATTCATTTCCTCTCTTGAAATGCGTAGTTTTCCTGTATATACATACCTATTGTAATTACCATCTTTGTATACCTGAATACGACGAGATAAACTCTTATTTCTTACCATTCCTATACCCATAATTTTGTTTGTATCATTATTCATTTCTAAAATAAACATGATTGATTCTGCTGGTATTTTTTGTGATACTGGGTCTGGGCAACAATATATACATCCAATATTTGCATTTTCTTCCCTATATTTTTTATTTTCATTCCAGGTATCTTCATTAAAACGCGAAGTTAGTAAATATTTGCGCATATTTTTTCTATATTCATTTACATTTTTTAAATATAGTTGCTTGGTAGTTAATATTTTTGCCATTCTTTACTTTCTATCCTTTATCTTTGTAATTAGTCGACTATCAATTTTATTTATATTTGCCTAATACAAATGAATTCCAAAGAAAGTACTTCTGATTCTAGTGATTCTTTTGTTATTCAAATCATGGATGAATCGGTTAATATCAAGAATGATGTAGAAGAAGAAGAAGAAGACTTTTTATTAAAAAATAATCATTTTTCACAAAACAATCTACATGAAACTTCTAATGCTGATTTGTCAATGCATAATTTAGAAAATATTAATTCTATACAGGATGTATTATTATATCAACAAACTAGGTGTGATAGTCCACTAACTATATCTAATTATGGTAGTAAAGAAGGTAGTTGCAACAGTAGCGATATTGAAGATGCACATATTACTGATTCTTCAAATAATCTTACTACTCTTTCCTTAGATGATATATCACAACTAACTAAAACTAATCTTAATCACGTGGTGAATAACAACGTGATGCACAAAAGACGTTCTACCAAATTCAAAAAATTAGACCTATATGATGTTGAAAAAAAAATCAACCAATATTATTGTGTTGACGATATTGAGAACCGGTTTACAAACGAAATCGATATTCTTACTACGTATATGAAAGGGCAAAAAAATGTATATGTTCAATCTAAAAATATCACGCAGTGGAAATACAATTGCCTTATGATTCCTACACTTATCATTTCCTGCTTTATTACTATTTCTACTCCGTTTATAGATTGTCAACATATGCGTTCCAGTATAGTTACTGGTTTAAACGCCATTATTGCATTTCTCATTTCTGTTATCAACTTTTGTAAACTAGAATCCTCTACACAATCTTTTTTTCAATTAGCATCACAATATGATAAACTAGAGACTATATTGGAACTTACGAATGGTCGTCTTCTTGTGACTGACAATGATATAGACAAAAAACATATTGTCATTGATAAAATAAACGAAATTGAACAAAAAATATTAGAAATTAAAGATACTAACCAATTTCTTATTCCGGAAGAAATCAAATCTTTATTTCCAATCATTTGTCATGTCAACATTTTTTCATTTATCAAAAAAATGCAGAACTATCGTCATGAATTGACAGTAAATTTATGTGACATCAAAAACGAAATCAGATATATTTTACATAAATGGAAAAAAATGAACACAAAAATTTATGAACATTCCGATTATTTTCATTCAACAGAATACAAAAAAGAAAATTCGAGATTGGATTATTTGTATAAAATTAAGGACAAAATCAAAACAGATATTACCGACTTTAAACATGCTTATTCTCATTTGGACGAACTTTTTACTCGGGAAATCAAATTAGCTGAAAATAAAACGAATAGATTAGGTGTTTGGTTCATTTGTTTTTGGAATTATTCTCAAAAAACTAATAACGAAACGATTAAAAAAGATTCCAATCCTGTTATTAACAAATATTTCCATTTTATTTTTAATGAGGATTATTAGTGGCTAGATAAATTTTCCAATACCATGGAGTATCATGAACTAGTTTTATAGAACCTCGTTGCTGCAACTGCTTTTGTATACACTTTGTATCTGATTTTTCTTCGTATTTTATTTTCAATAATACTCGTTTTTGAGATGGGTCATTTTTTAAGGGTATTTCCGTCAGTCGTTGAACCCGTCCAATTGACAACCCGTTTATTATGTCGTATACATATTCTTTTGCGGTTTCTACCGGTATGCGTGGTATACACAAAGATAATTCATTATTTGTCATCATTTTATTTGTATCTTATTGATTTGATAACCCATCAATTTTATCAAATCAATTGAAACCTAGAATCTAGGTTGCTGTCTCGAGTATTTTTTTCTCATTCAAAGATTATTTATAGTTTAACCTATTACTGAAAATGCATAGTCATAAAAGGTAAATAAATATTTTCTCATATTGTACAACTAGTATATAAGTTTACAGTTATACTATATGATATTCATTTCAACACTGAAGGTTTTTCCTTTGTGTTAGTCTATGAAGTATGTACATCATAAATATATCACAACATTTTTTGAAATAGAAGTTTGAAAATATCTCATTGTTTATAAGCATACTTTTTCTTCTGTGAACAAGAGCAATATGTTGATGTACATTTTGTGATTACGCATTATTCGTCTACTTTGCTGTTTCGAGACAACTATAACTATTAGTTTTTATTTATATTGTTTTCATAATATGTTCAAATTTTGATATTGTTCTCTGCCCGAAATATAATTATGACTACTATTGTTGAACCTTTAGGAAATATTATACATTCTACATGGTTAGCAGAAGAAGAAAGATTGCAAAAAGTAGAATGTATATTTGATAAAGAAGTTATGTCATCAATTAATATCCAAATCATTTATTTAAATACCCATGACTATATTGATAAAATTACCTGTTCCACACAATCACTTACTCTTTCTGATAACGGGGCTGTCCTTGAAAAAGAAAAACTTCTGAAACTCATTCAAACATATAAAATAGATAACAAAAATACAAAATACAAACTTCTCGACATATTTTTGTGTAATTTTGATGTGTCCCCTTCTAGTATATCATTATTCTCTACTTCAAGCAATGACATAGAAAACGCAAAAACTTATATAAAAACGGTTAGTAGCATTGACGATTTATTCATTCCTGCATCAGTATTCATGTTCCATGATGTCAATACATTATATTTTATTTATCAAGAATATGAAATTGTCAAAAATAATATTCCTTTGAAATCAATTTTGAAATCGGATGTAAAATCAATTAATGGAGAACAACCTAAAAAACGGGCAACAAAAAAAGTGAGAATATCTATCAAAGACAATACTCAATATCCTCCAACAAATAAGAGAAAAACACGCAGAAGGCGCCACTAACTTTTTATCAAACCATATAAACATTACTACTATTTATTAATAGTAGTCATGTCAATTATGCATTCCCATTTCAAAACTGAAATTGCATGGGTATTCTTTCAACTAACACGAAAAAATAATGTTGATTCTATAAAAAATATTGAACATAGGTTGTCTGATACACTGTTTCTCCTTAAAAAACATTTGATTAAGTCTGATGAATTCTTACCTTATCTCAAACTATTTTATCGGTTCATTGGATTTACACGAGATAGTTACAAAGGTATTGGTGAAAAAACTTTGTCTTATGCCATTCTCTGTAGCTTTTTCCATGTTTTTCCGACCTTAGGTATTTATGCATTGCATTGCTTAGTAAAACCATCAACTTCTATTGTTGCACCACAATATTATTTTGGTTGCTGGAAAGATATGAAACAACTTTGTTACTATGCATATGAACATAGTTCAAAAGGTGCTAATCATCCTATAATTTATTATATCATTCGCTTGATGAACAACCAGCTTAGTAAGGATTTGGAAACGTGGAAATATTCGTCACATTGTTTATCAAAAAAACATATATCTAATGTTGCAAAATATATTCCTAGAGAAAAATCAAACAGTAGATGGCTATGTGATAAATTAGCCATCGATTGGATAGAGCAGAAAAAACCTTATATTTTAAATAGTGCTATAAATGATGACTCTTACAACAAAGCTCTTCTTAAATCGAAACGTATTTATCGTAAAATTGTCTCTTTTTTAAATAAATGCTTAGCTACAACAGAAATTGATTTATGTAAATACAACTTTTCTGGTATTGAATTGCCTGATGTTGATTTGAATTCGATTTCTATTCATACTGCCATAAATAAAGAACCTACATTTCTAAACATAAATAGTACTGATGATGGTTCTATTGTAGCAACAAAATACAAAGATACTATTTTGCAGCAAAATTGGAACATTTTTTGTGATGATAAATTTGCACTCGGACAATCTTATTCAAATGTATCTATTTATCATATTATCAAATTCGCAAAACAGTTATGTGATAGTAATGAAAACAGCTTAGTTAGTAACGATGTTGTATTTGTCAACAAATTATGGAATCATTATTCAAAAAAAATTATAAAAACAAGTAAAAAACAACTGCTTATACCTCTTATTGATGTGTCTTATAGCATGAATGATGAAAATCTATATACATCCATTGGTATAGCTATTTTATTATCCCAAATTAGTGAAATAGGTAACCGCATTATTGCAGTTGATAAACTACCTACCTGGATTAATATTTCTTCTACTACAAATATTGTTCAACAGGTTGGAATCATAATGTCTGCGATTGAAAATATGCATAATACAGTTTCAAATTTTGATGAAGCAGTCAACCTGATTATGAAGGCTACTATGAATATGAAAAAACGCATCTCCTTCACCTCTGAAATGAAAATTGTGTTGATTAGTAATTTCAAAAATCCGATAGTGGATAGCTCCTATATTTCTCAAATATTTCAAAAACATAATTGCTTGTTCGAACCTACTATTGTATTTTGGAATATGAATAATGATGATTGTATAGATATACCTTGTTCCGTTGATAACCATAAAATGATGATTTATTCTGGTTATTCTGCTTCCCATATTCACAATTTGTGTCATTTGAACACAAATTATAAGAAAACCATATACGACCATATATGTAAAATTTTATTGAACAAACGTTTTGATTGTTTTTCTGACTACATTGATAAAATGGTATCCTTATTTTAATTCCTTACTTTTTTATATTCTCGTTATATTGCTGTTGCGAATTCACTTTGAAATCTGCAAATCTTTCTCTACGTTGGGTGATGTTTTCTTCGTTTTCATTGAATTCTGCCAATTTTGTTTTTATTTGTTGAAGGTCCTGTACTTGGACGACACTCAATGTTTTCAACTGTTTTAATACTTCTTTTGCTGATTTTCTTTCACTAGGAATCGCCTGAACCACTTCAATCAACATTTGCTTGAATTGATTCATAAATGGTACGTCTTCTATTACTTCATCTATTCGTAATTTTGCGAATAGTTGTAAATAACACATTGTCAAACTGTATACATCCCATGTATTGTGATAAGTCATTAATTCTGTCATTACTTTCTCCCATTTTATACTTCCAAATCCTACCTTCGTTATTAACTTTTTGAAGTAAGTTCTCAAATTCTCTTTGATAGTTTCCATTCCTTTCATGTCAAATACATCGTTCATACCCGTATTTTTCTCAAAATAGTTCTCTATTTCTTCGTCTATCATCTCTATCGCTGCCGGTAATTGCGAAATATCTTTTACTGTTTCCATATCCTTACCCACTACATTAATAATGTAAGATAAAATATCAATATCTATACACCATGGTGCATATATGGGAGCATGGGCATAAAATACATCAAATAATTCGTTGTTCTCTAATGATAACACTTCTTCGGCGATAAAAGAAAGACCAAAATCGATTATAATGGGACGTTTCTTCGTATCTCTACACATCACGTTGTTTTCTTTTATATCATAGTGAACTATACCGTTTGTCGAAAGCTTATGCAATGCTTCTAATAATATTTTGTAACTATTTATAAAGTAATTCGAGAACTTATTGTCTTCGGTATTTTGTTCTAATAATGTCTGAATATATTCCCCTAAGGTTTTTTTACCCACATATGGTATTTTATTAATTTCATAACTCATTGATTTCTCCGCTTTTTTATCGTCATCGATAAATTCACATTTTTTCAACTCACTGTCTTCTATAGTACCAATGTCTACGTCACATCTTTCTACGACCGGAGCGAAATATCTTGAATAATTCTTTATTTCCTGTATTCTTTCTCCTATGTATACTTCGTTCTCGGATGTCTCTCTTTCTTTTTGGATTTTTGTTATTTCTTTTGAAGATTCGTCCACCATACCTTCACATGTCAATCCTGGTTTGAATATACATCCATATGTTCCCTGATTCAATAATCGTATTGGCTTTTTCGTATCCTTCTGTTCTGCAAACATATTCATTCGTATTTGTATTATATATATATTTTTGTGTTCTGTGTATATTCTTTTATGACCTTTCTCTTTTTTCGAATATGACATGTTCATACTTTTGGTCGTTTACTCGGCTTTTCTTCATTGGTTCTCGATGTATTTCTACATAATATTGATTTGTCATTGATTCCTCGTTGAAACTATTATAAATATCAGTCGTGTCTGAATAGGCGTCGTCAACTATTGTTAAATATATTTTTGTATACAATGGGTAAAATTTTTCATATATTTGAGAACCTCCGATTACAAAAATCTGTTTTTTGTCATTTTGTTGTTTTTCGTTGTTTTGTTGTATTTCTTGTAATATAATGTCTAGGTCCTCGAATGTTACAAAATAGAGTTGGTCTTGGAACATATTTTCTAATTGTCTGTATTTGGCTGGATTTTTGGTCAACACTACATTTATTCGATTCGGCAACGGACCATTTGGTAAAGAATCAAATGTTTTGCGCCCCATGATAACTATTTGATTTCGTGTCGTCTTTTTGAAATAATGCAAATCTTCCGGAATATACCATGGCAACTGATTGTTTCGACCGATAACACCTTTCTGGTTCATCGCCAATATTGCATTCAGTTCTGTCATTGCTTATATAAAGAGTTAGAGTATAACTTTTATACCAAAAGTTATATAAAGAATTTTTACTACTATATATTGCGTATATACGCATTATTCGCTTTCTTAGCTCAGTTGGTTAGAGCATCTGACTGTTAATCAGGAGGTCGTAGGTTCAATCCCTACAGAGAGCGTTTATTTTTTCATAATTGCTAGTTGTCATTATGAAAAAACCTATTCCATGTATATATGGAAAGTCCGTTTTCTAGCTCTAATACTATTGTCTTTTATTTAGAACCCATATTGAATTCTTACCACAAATCGTATCAAAACATCATTACCGTTAGTTCTATCCCTCCTGGACCTTTATCTGATTTAGTCGCTTCTATGTCTTTACCTAAATTATCTCCTTTTCAACAAATTGGTACGTTTGCTTCGCCTGTTTCTGCTCCATACAATTGTGTAAATGTATTATTACGTTATCCAAAATCACATATCAATGGCCGGCCTTCTATGAAAAATACCGATTCTTTCATGACCACGGAAGATATTCCTGCTGTTCTCTCTTATTTATTATCAAATGGATACACTATTGAGAAAGACCTTTCTGATATCATGCAAAAAGCAAATATTGGGTTTGGGGGCACCGCGGATAACCGCCCGTCTGGCAATCGTAAAATGATATGTATTGCGAATTATACAAATATATAACTTCTCATTCTATACGCTCTATAAATTTATACGCTATTGGACTAAAACCACTAGCCGTTCCAGCCGATTTAAATGGGTTTACTAATATTTTTGTTTCTTTAAAATTCAAATATACATCGTTGCCTATAGTTCTCATACCTACGTAGGTTCCTGTATAAACTACTTTATATTCGTTCTTTCTGCGTGTTTTGTCTTCTATAAAATATTTATTTCCTACTATCATTCCGGATTCGGCTTTTTTGGCTGGCGACGAAACTTTATTTGTTTTCTTCTTTTGTGTTAATCTTGGTCCTTTCCTACGACGTGTTTTTTCTTTAATCTCCTTTTTTTCTTCCTTGTAATTAATTGATGCTATTTTTCCTTTTGGTATATTCTCATACTCTAAATAACTGATTTCTGTCATTTATACAAATATATATTATAACTATATATATTTGTTGATTAATGTGGCAAATTGCGCATAGGGGGTCATCACATAAATATGGGGATAATAATATGACTGCTTTCAGAAAAGCTTACGAAGAAGGGTTCAATATGATTGAATTAGATGTACAATTGTGTTTTTCTGGTCAAATTGTTGTGTA